TGTCGCGCGAGCAGCCGGATGCGGCGAACCCGTTCCGCAAGTGGTTATCCGGCAAGGACGTCGCGTACCAGGATCGCATCAACGGCAGCGAGTCCGCCGCTGTTATATCGCGTGCGATTCGGACATTCCAACGCGAAACCGCCGCCGCGCCAGCCAAGCCGAACGGCGCGACGGTACGCGATACGGCGCGCGGCGACCGCATCCGCGCGGCGATCCAGCCGCGTGGCGACAACGCTGGCGCGGCTGCCAGCAAAAGCGACGACGACGCTTTTATCGAAGGCTTCAACTCAAGATGAGGTTTTGGCGGCCCGCTTGGCGGCATGTGCACGTAGCATCGCCGCGATGCTTTTCTCTCGCCACACCGGGTCTGCCCATCGCGCCTTCGCGGCTGGCGCAATGCGCCGGTTCTTGGCGGCGTTTGCTTCTTGCCACGCTGGGTCGGCTGCCATGGTCTTCATCGCGGCGGAAAGATTCCTTCGCCACGCTGGGTCTGCGCTTCTCTTGGCGCCCGCTGTAATGACGTTTTTGCGCCATTCTGGGTCATTCGATCTGCGTAGCATGGCTGCCGCGTGGTCCGCTTGCCATTGTGGATCAGCGGCCTTGCCGCGCATCGTGATTGCGACTGCTTCTCTCCACTCGGGATTGGCGGCACGGAGTTGGTTGGCGGCGGTTATCTTGGCGCGCCATTTCGGATCGGCGGCGGTGCGACGGTTCGCAGCGGTAGTGTTCTCTCTCCACTTGGGGTCAGCCACCATGCGTTGCCGGCCTGTGGCATACTTCGCTTGATACTCTGGGTCGGTCGCTCTACGGCGCATCTCGGTTGTGTGTTGTGCACGAAACTCCGGGCGAGCAGATCGTATCTTGGCGAATTCCGCGGTCATCCCCTCGCCGCCGTCGCACTCGTTCATGCAAAACGGGTTATCAAGGACATCGGCAAGCGTGACCAACGCGGCCTCCGCTATGAACACCTCTTCTGAGTTCTCGTAAAACGCCACTATTTCTCGTTTCAATCGCTCTCTTGCTGGATGCTTCTTGATCCAGTTTCCAGAGCCGAGATAGCGATCGAATAATGGGTGTTTGTTCGTGCTGCGCTTCCCGCCGTACCATCTGCCGTCAAGCGTGTCGGTAGTGATGTACGTGAAGTGCCAATAGCCGTTGGCGTCTGGCTCGGGTATGATGATGCTAGCCATGTTGAGGTCAACTCTCACTGGTTAGGGTCAGTGCCGCGCGCTACGAACGCCGACACTGACCCGACTTATACACCTATCGGCCTGATATGACAACGACCGTGCTGCGCTTTTTTGCGCCGCACGGCCTGCGACCGACGCCTTGTGACGGCGGTTCCTGGATATCGACCAACAACCTCCACGATCCCCCAAGCACAAGGAATACAGACAATGGCTATGCAAGGCTTTTCGTTAACGCCTGGAAGAATTAACAAATACAAGGGGGAGATACTTGCTCATGCTGTCCCTCTTGAGGTTTTAGGGAAAACTGGCAGACAAATACCTATGCCGCGCAACAATTCCGACACGTACGTTGCCCGTCGGTGGTTGCCCTATGGCGCAACAGCAACCACGGCGTCGTCGCAGAACCAGTTCTTCCAGAACGCGACCGGCGACCGCGGCAACATCATCACTCAGGCGCATCAGATCCAGGAAGGCGTTACCCCGCCACCTGACAGCATCGTGCCGCTGGATATCACCGTCGTCGTGCAGCAGTTCGGCTGCCTCTACGGCTTCACCGACAAGACGTACGACCTGTACGAAGACGACATTCCCAAGGCGATGATCGAGCAGATCGGCGAGCGGGTGACGTTCGTCAACGAGATGATCATCTGGGGCGCGCTGCGCGGCTGCACGAACGCCTATTACGGCGGCGCGGGGACCAGCATCGCCACGGTCAACGGCGGCCTCACGCTCGGCCTGGTGCGCAAGATCGCCAAGAACCTGCAGGCCAACCATGGCAAGCCGGTCAACAAAGTCCTGAAAGCCGGCCCGAACTTTGCCACCGATCCCGTGGCCGAGGGCTACACGGTCTACTGCCATACGGACCTGGAGCCCGACATCCGCGACCTGCCAAATTTCGTACCGTCCGAGGCGTATGCGTCCGGCACACCGATCGCGAACGAAATCGGCAAGGTTGAGCGGTTCCGCTTCATCACCTCGCCCGATCTCCCGTCCATCCAGGACGGTGGCGCGGTGATCGGCGCCACCGGGCTTTACAGCACGACCGGCACCAGCATCGACGTGTATCCGTTCATCGTGACGGCGCAGGATGCGTGGGGCCAGATCGCGTTGCGCGGCAAAGACTCGCTGTCGCCGACGTTCCTGCCGCCGGGGGACAAGAGCAAGAGCGATCCGCTCGGCCAGCGTGGCTACGCGGGCACGGCGTGGTGGAAGGCGGTCATGATCGAAAACCAGGGTTGGATGGCAGTCGGCTACGTCGGCTCCAAGATCCTGGTCTGATCCAGTGTCAGTGAGGGGTAATTCCAATGATTGACACGATGACCCGATACCTCGCAGCGATGGGGGACGTGAAATGGCGCTGGAATCTGCGCAAGATTCTGCTCCCATTGTGCGACGGTATGTCGACGCAGGCACTGACTTCAGCGGGGCTTGTGATCAACGGCGCTGGCGCGGCGTTTGCCAAAATAGGCGCGGCGGACTTCTACGCGATCGTGCAGGGCGTGCTGGTGAAGGTCGCAGCAGGCACTGCGATGCCGGCGCTGACAGGCATCACGGCGCCTGCAGGCGGATTTAACGTCGCCTGCTTCTACGTGGACTCTGCCGGCGTCGTCACCGCTGCCGGAGGCACGCCAGCGGCCACTCTGACCGGCGTCCTGTTCCCGCAGCCGCCACAAGGCAAAGCGTTGATCGGTTTTCTGATCATCACCAATGCCGGCGCCTTCGTCGGCGGCACCACCGCACTGGACACCGCCACCACCGTCTACGTCAGCACATTGGGCCAGCTAGACCCATCAGTGCTGGTTTAAGTCAAACGCCCCCGGCTCATCTCTGAATGGTTCGCCATTCCGGTGCCGGGTGTTGCTCGTGGAAGCGCGCAAGGCGGTTAAGCCACGCGGCAATCGATAGAGGCACCGGGATGCTGCCATGCAGCCACCGGACGGGCAGGTTCCGGTGGCAATCGGCGCGGATGGAAAGTTCGCGACCTGACCATCCGATAGCGGTGAGTGCGGCTTTCAGTTCGGCGGGGGTCATGCTGCGATCCCCATGGCTTCGGCGCGACGACGTTCCTTGTTCGCCAACCGCGTGGCCGCCGCCTTCGCCAAGCTCTCTGGTGTGCGTTTCTTGCCCAGGTTTGCCGCCGCTAGCCTTTCTCTGTGAGCGTCTGACTTGGGCTTTCCTACTGCGGCGGCGGACATTCTTGCGCGCGTTTCTACCGATCTTGTCTTTCTGAGGTGTGCCGCGACTTTCCGCGCGACATGTTCCGGAGATTGCGTTTTGCCACGCTGCGACGCCGCTATTTTAGCGCGGTGTTCCGGTGTGAATTCTCTACCGCGCTGTGCCGCAGACATTTTCTCCCGAGTGCCTAACGACACATTCCTGCGGCGTAGTGCAGCGGACACCATCTCGCGACGCTCTAGGGAGAGCTTCTTGCCGCGATTGACGGCTGCCATTTTTACTATGTGTTTCATCGTGGCCTCACTGACGCGCCGTACTGCAGACAGGCTCGCGATGTGTGCCGGAGACAGCTTCTTGCCTTTCTGCTTAGCCGACCTCTCCGCGCGCTCCTCTGCCGTGTGTCTGAATCCTACCGTGCCGTCGCCTCCATCGGTGTGGTTTGCCAATGGCCCATGTGGGTAACGTCCGATGGCTTTGATAAGCGCAACTTCGTACTTGTGCGCAACGGCTTCGGTCAGGCCCTCGTGGATCTTGATCTTTATGACACTCGCGCCGCGCGCGCGCATGTCTCGTATGATCGCGGACTTGTGACCCTTAGTTCCCCGGCGCGCATCCGACTCGTGGTGTAGCCACCGATCGCCCTTTCCCTTGCCGATATAGAACGGCACGCCGGTGTCACGGCACAAAGCGTAAACGTAGAAGTCCTTGCGTGATTCAGTTCCCGTGCCCATGCGCTGACTCCTAGTCATAGAGACAGTATGCACACTAGCGTGCCGTAATGCAATGACGAAATGCACACATGTAAAGGAAACACCCGATGGCCAATACGACTGACTTTGACCCGTCTTTCACGCTCAACTTTGTCAACGTGGCGGCCGTGGCGGGCACAGGGTCGAGCTTCACCTCGACCGTTACCTCATCTGGCATCATCAATGGAAAGTTTTGTGTCACTT